TTTACTCTTTTTGATTCGGAATATACATTTAAAATATATCCCTTTTCAGAAACCGTTGTAGATTCTTCCGCATAAATGTCCAATGCTGCTGACACCTCAGGTGTAAACTCCATAGACTCATAATCATAATATGCTGATAGTCTATTTGGTTCATAATATACTGATTGGTTATATAATGAATTATCTAATTTTGCCCACTTATCAAAAAGATATTGAGACTGTTGTGCTTGTAACCTAGCTTTTTCAAATTCAACGGGATCATCGGTCTTTAATAACTCTTCTCTTGAAAAATTAAAAGACGGAGGACTTTGTTCTCCCTTATTCTGGAAGCCAAATATCTTAGTTAATTTCTGAAAAACTGTCAAATCTTGATTCGCCATACTATATAAATACTATTGTAATTAATCTAATCAATTTTTATTGAATTATCAAGCCTTTTTATTAGTTCCGAATAACCAGGAATATTGATTGTACTGTTCTTTCGCTGGTATACCGTTAGAACTACTCTTTGCGTATGGTGAGCTATCAATTTGCATCATACCAACCTGATCGAAACTAGTTCCATATGAATAATTTTCTGTTTGTGGTGACTGATATGTTCTTTCTGACATAACCCAAGAATCTAGCATAGCCTTATTCTGTTGTTCGTTTCTAACTAATTGTGTAAATGATATTTCTCCAGCATACAAAGCAATAGCTAAACTCATGATTGAATCATCATGTTGTCCTTTCATGTGATCTGGTCTACCATTTATATAAACAAAAGTGTTTAGTTCATTTAAAAGCCTATTAGATCTAACAATAAAATCATGTCTGAGTTGTTCTTCAAATGCTGAAACAATTTGTGTTCTTTTATTATTAAAATTAATTCCAGGTATTTTTTCCATTGCTTTTGCATTATATTCCCAAACATTCTTGGTATTAATACCATCAATGAATAAGTTCTTATAATTCATTTCTTGCAATTTTCTTGATGTTGCAACACCCATACCACCTGTGATATCGATTACAATAAACGCATCATATAATATACCCCATTTATAAGCAACAGACGCTAAATCATCTGGTGGCATTTTACCAACATATTCAACAACTTGCTCTCTTTCATCGAAATCAATAATATTGATTGATGAAAAATCCTCACTATCACCTCTACTAACATCAACTCCCATAATATACCTATGCCCCTGAACAGGTTCTTTCCATTGCCAAAGCAATCCTTGCATATATTTTTCTTTTGGTTGTTTAATCATGGTTTTAGCAATCTTTTCCATTGTCTCAGTTGGTATTACGCTATCACCAGATCCTAAGAAATCACATTCAAGTTCTTGAGAAATTTTTCTCTTATCATATTTGAATTTTTTGGACATTGACTCAAACCAAGATGAATAAGGTTGATACCCATTATCCATTAATTCTTTGTATTTTGTTATGTCGAATTCTTTTAAAATAACCTCATCATCATTATATTGTTCTCTATTTAACATATAATGTACAATATCTGGAACTTTAATCCAAACCAAATCTTTAGTATATCTAGGATCTTTAAACCATCTTAAATCAGTGATGTGAAAATCATTAATACCCCTAATTGCTTGTTCATAAACACCATAATAAATTGGATCGTAGCCATTTGGTGTTGATATTAATATAATCTTACCACCGGTTGATAACGAGGCCATAGAAGCCGCCCAGAAGTCATCTCCAGCCTCAATATATGCTGCCTCATCAAATACTAATATTGTTGGTGTAAAACCACGAAGAGCATCCGCAGATGTGGCCACAGCCTTTACCTCAGATCCGTTATTTAATCTAAATCTACTTTCTGAATTTTTATCTGGTGAAAACCCAACATTTATCCATTCTGGCCATTGATCTAAAAAGTGACGAACTTTATTCGCCATCTCAATTGCGGTATCACGTTTGTTTGCGATAATCAAAACCCTTTCTGGATTTTCTGGTTTTGCTAATTGTAATTTTTTTGATAACCATGCGGCCGTTACTGTTGTTACACCAGCTTGACGATATTTTCTTGTGATGTTCTCATTATATGTTTCGTAATCTTTTAATAATTGTATTTGATCAGGAAACAACTCTAATGGCACAAACTTTCTCTGTGTATTATCAAAGGTTTGGAGATATGTTTTAAGTGCGTATGGAGTATCTTTTATTATACGAGCATACTCCTTTAATTGTTCTATTTTTTGACTCATATATATAAATATAAAAAAAGTGGTCAAATTTGACCACTTTAACTTAATTTCTCATTAATCTCTTGGTTTATCTATTCCCAAACCACCTAGTTCCCCATATAAATCGTCATCATCAATTCCCTTGGTAATGTCATCCAATTGTTTGTCAAATTCTTCCATTGCTACTTTATAATCATAATCATTAATTTCACCATTGATCATATCATATAATGATTTCATTAATCTCTTGCTAGTATCGGTGTTAGAAAGGACTTCTCTCATGAATACTAAAAACTGTTTAGCTGGTTTAGAAACAATAGTTTGAAACATAATTAATTGAATTCCAGCCTTATCTTCATCTGTAATTGTTTCTTCTGGGAACGAATCTTTAAGAATGTCCCATATTGCTGGGCCTAATCTAAAATCCCAAATCTCTTTATTCTTACTATCTTCCTTATCCTTTACTCTTCTGGCTAATTCCATATCTATATTACCATCAGCATCTTTTGGGTTACTATGAAGGTCTGCAATAACTTCGTATGTTCCTTTAATTAATTCATGAACTAATATTGGAAAATTAATTGCTGTTGCAACAACTCTTGGCGGCTTCTCATTTGGATAAGATTTTTCCTTACCCCCAACTTGTGGTGTTCCACCACCTCCACCAACACCCATAGCTCTATTACTTCCTTGCCATAACATAGCATCAGCTGCTGACATTAAAGCGCCATACATTGATATTAGTCTGTCTGCTTGACCAGTTATTTGTTGTAAACCTTCTCTTGCATAGTGATACATAAAATGACCCGTACTTGATGCTCCTTGCATCATAGCGTTAATCATCCTTCTTTTTGCTCTTTCTAATGTAAAATTATCTAATTCATCGGCAAGTTCCTTTTCCAATTCAACTTCTTCTGGTTCCATTTCACCTGGAGGTGAGTTCTTGAAGCCCTCATTTGATGGTAATTCAATCTTTGCTTCATAAACAATATCACCTTCCTCAACACCCAATTCTTTCATCACTAGCTCAACAGCCAATGCTTCTAACTCTCTTAAATGTGTTGATTCGATACGCGATACTTCATACTGAGTTCGACCCATTATACTATTTAACGTTGGACTGATTTCATCACCAACACCTAATGGCATCCCTAAATTATTTCTAACGTTATCAACAATTTGCTTATAACGCTTAGATGCTAATAATTCCTCAAAATTTGAGTGTGGTTCATTAACATTTTTAGGGAAGTTTACTTTCTTAAATGTATGATCTCTACTAGCCAAATCTCTTTCAACGTCAGGATTTGGCCTGCTATCAGGTGTATCAAATGTCATTGGCATTTCGTTAATATTTTCTTTTATCTTCAATAATAACGATTTTTTTGTTAGTTTCATAGTTAAATTTATTCGGCAGCCATAGACATTTTATTTCTATGTAATTTTTTTATTTTAGCTTTTGGATCTGACTCTGGAACCGGCTCTTCATTTGGATTTCTAAAGGGTCTTCTTCTTGGGTCATCCTCTCTTTTTGGTTTCTCTCTTGTTGGTGTGTCAGGAATTACTTCAGGTTGAACTGGAGCTTCTTCTGGTTTACCAGCAGATACAATAGAATCAAAAGATAAAAATTCAGGTAACTTAGGCATTTTTCTTTCAGATAAATCTTCAGACACTGTTCCATTCATTTTTAATTTAACCATTTCCATAATTTCCGATTTTGTTGTTACTGAATGATATTTCTTACTTACAACATTTTCAACAAATGCGCTAGGGTCTTTTAAATTAAGAATAGATTTACCTTTTTTCTTTTTTGGTACTTTAGCCGCATCAACTTCTTTGACTTCAACTGATTGATCTTTTAAAGCGTCTGGAGTTTGTAATACCGTGTTTAACGCTGCGATATCTTTAGGATCTTTACTATTATAAACAGTTTTAGTTGTTGTTACAGTTTGAGCCTCTTTTAACATTTTATCAGCAAATTTCATTAACTGATTATCATTGAATCTAACCAATGTTTTTTCTGAAAATCCTTCTTTAATAAGTTTTTCTATTATTTCTGTTCTTTTCATTTTAATTTATATTTAATTTCTTCATTAATTAATCTAAGCCCCTTCGTTGCTAATTTCTGTGTTACGCTTTTTAATTCTTCAGCAAAATGAAATGAAATCCTTATTGGTCTTTCTTCTGCTTCAATATCAAAAGCTTCCCACCCTAATGCAATAATTCCATCAACCGCATCGATAACACCAAAATAATCAGAATTCTGTACTAATTCAAGTTTTAAATCAGAATTCTTAAGTAAACCAACCAAATCGATTGATTCTACTTCTGGTGGTATAGCTCTACCGGCAGACGGAATTATAAACCATTCTTCAACTAATGTGTCTGGGTCGTTACCAAAGATAAATTCATATTGTCTTTGTCCTTTATAATCTTGACCTAGTTCATTAATGTATAGAAGGTACATTTATTCAAAATATTTACTTAAGGTTGTATTAATTGCTTCGTTGATATTTGATAATTCATGAGTGATATCTAAATTATAGTTACCTTCCTCATCTTCCTCTTCTTCAGAATCTTTTGTTAAATGTTTATCATAAGCATCTTCTCCACCGTCTTCAAAATCAAAATATACTTCATCTAAAGCCTCTTCCTCTGGTTCTTCACCAAATTTTGTATTAATAAGTTCTTCTAATTTAGACATTCTTTCTGCTAAATCATCTTCAGGTGCTGGTACAACTTCGTCAGATTCTGGTTCAGCTTCTGGAGCCTCAGCATCTGCTTGTGGCATTTCTTCAGAACCCATCTCTTCATCTCTTTCAAACTTTTTACCAATCTCTTCGATATCATCTTCGTCTAATTTATCCAAATCAACCGCAGAAATTATCATGTTTAAAACATATTTTATATCATCACTTTCCATTTTAGGTTGTTGATCTCTAAGTTCTTGGCCTAATTTACCAGAAAACTTTTGAATCTCAGCCATATAATCAGAACGCTTACTTTCTTCTGGGCTCATTGCTTCGGGTTCACCTTCAGCGTCTGGCATAGGGGCATCCATATTGTCCA